CTTTGTAAAGTGCCTAGCATAAGCCATAGCATAGCTTCTGTCATCTACACCACAACCTACTTGCATAGCAAAATGTCTAATTAATTTTGTACAGTGCCAAGCTATAAAAGACTCAGTATGTATATGACCTTGTACTATGCTTGTATTCCAATTAGTCATACGATTAATAGCACCTTTACCAGAACAACCAGTACCATGAACATACAATACACCATTATATTCAAACTTATCTTCAAAAGTCCAACCATGAGTACCCAGAACTTCATCATAATCTCTTATCCACCTATTAGAAATACCACTACTAAAAGCTTTTCTGCATATTATAGCGTCATGGTTACCGATACAAACATCTGCTTTAGGGAATGAGTTGTAAAAAGGTTTTATAAAATGTATAGCCCTATCAAGTTCTTCACCAGCACCAAAACCGTCTGGGTCTTGTTCGTGGTATGAACTGTAATGGTTATCGATGACATCACCGATAAAAATTACCTTATTACAGTTATACTTGTCATAAATTTTTTGACAATGCTCTAAATACCCTTCACGAATAAATGGACTATGTAAATCACCTATAACAAGTATATTTTGATTATCCTTGCCTTTTCTATGTTTTCTTATTATTTCTTGCTCGGCAGAACTTAACCTAAACTGCGGATTTGTCATTATTTATTGCTGTCAGCTATTCCTTGACCGACAATTAAAGTAACAATAGCAATAAATACTTTGTTTACTTCTGCTTCATCAAGTCCTAAATTTCTAGCAATAACAGGCACTATGATAGCACCAATAGTATACCAAAATTTTTTAGATTTTAGCATAGCGAAAATTATGTAATTTTTCATCTTATCTATTTTTGATTATTAAACTTATTTTATCACCACAACAGCATTTGCCTATATCACTTTCACAGATAGTTTTATTACAGTTTTTTTTGCAATAACATTTTAGTAATTCCATAAATGTATTAAAACATTTTCTACTTTCAAAAACTTGTACTTCGTCATCAGACCTATAATTGCCTAAAAGTATGCAACCTTTACTGTCTTTTTGTGGGTTATTACCAACATGAAACAGAATAAAATCTCTATCTGGCACTTTATCAACAATAAGGTGTTCGTAATTATAGCTTTTGCTTTGTTCTCCTTGTCTTATACTACAAGTATAAACGCCTTGTGGTATACAGCTTATACTTCTTTGATTATCTTTAAAAGGTAGTTCTGCTGTATGCCCAACAAATTCGCCATTTAGATATAATTTACCTAAAGTTGATTTTTTATTGAATGTATCTCTAATTAATAGTAAATTTCTCATCTTCCTTGTCCTCTATATTTTTTTTGATAATTTTTAGAACCTTTTAAACTTGATGTTTTTGATTTTGCGTGTACTCCTTTTCTTCTTTTTACCTTCTTTTCTCTATAAACAAATGTATTACCTCTTGCCATCTTTTTTAGCTATACGCCATCTTTCAAAAGTATAAACTATTGTAATGACTAATAATAAAATTTTTAAAATTATTTCTATATCTGTTAAAGACACTAATAAAACACCACTATTTAAACCACTTACTTGCATTAAATCTTTTTTTACTTCGTTAATCATTTTTTAATTACTTTTTTTTCTTTTTGTACCCTTTCTTTTTTTTCATTTAAAAATCTTTTTAAAGCTGTTTCGTTTTTTCTTTTTGGTTTGTACTTCATTATGGTTTTAAGTCAGGTGTTAAAAAATCATCTAAAGTTATTTTACCAGCCCTTTTACCTGTGCTTTCTATATTCATGGCACTTGTATAACTAATTTTGCTTGGTGACATATCTTCATTTGTATTTGTAGTGTATTCTGGAAACAAACTACTATTATGTCTTAAATAATCTACCATACGTTTTGTATAAAATTCTGCTGTATTTCTGACTATATCTCTTAAAAAAGTTATTTCATCTTTTGAAGCACTTTGAGAATTTTCACCAGCTTTTCTAACTATGTCTGCGTTCATTATTTTATAGCTTAAAAACGGTAACGCTTCGTATAATGTCCACTGAGTTAAAGCATCTGCAATATAATCGTTTAATAAAGTAGTTTCATTTGCTGTTAAATTAGTGTTTTGTATACCATCTTGTATAGCATTATATAAATCTGTACCCAATATAGGGTGTATATGTAAATCTTGTGCTACTTTTAAATAAGGTTTTAGTAATTCAGCATCTACGTTTCCGTTTATGGTACTACTACTTTTTAATTTGTCTTCACTTATAAATATACTTGTTGCCATTATCTTACTACTTTAGGGTTTCTACTTGTAGGTAAATCTTCGTTTCTACCTCTTTTTATTATTGTTTCATTTGTCATACCTTTGTCTTCTAAAGG